TTTTACCCATGCCGTACATCAAACCAAGACCAATAGTTTTTGCCTGTTTTCTCTCTATGCCAACTAAATCGGCTACAGTCTGATGAAAGTCTGCATCTGCATTTGCGTAGGCTTCTACCAACTCACCAGATCCCTCGTAACCCTCTCCGATACTAGCTGCATAATGCACAACTAATCTTGGTTCTTGTTGAGAATAGTCAAAGCTACCCCATTGACAACCTTCTTCAGGTAAAAATAAACCTCTAATTAAAGGACCAAATTCTTTGTTTCGAGCTGGCAGCTGTTGTAAATTAGGGTTAGACATTGAAAGGCGTCCACTTACAGTGCCACCTGTATCAGATCGCAGCTGGTTTATCTCCCCGTGTATTCTGCCTTTGTGTTCATATTTCATAATTGAATTTAAAAAAGTGTTGTGAAATTTATTTATTTCTCTTGCATTGACAATGTGTTTAGATATGGGATGTTCACTATTCACTAACCAATTTTGTGTAAAACTTGGCTCGCCTGATTTTGGTGTTTTTGGGTAATCTATACCTAGCTTATCAAAAGCAAAACCTATCTGTCTTGCATTCCAAATATCAATGTCCTGATTTGTAAGTTTTTTTATTTCGTGTAGAATCAGTTTTTCTTTTTCTATGAAATTTTTGCGTAAAGTTTCAGCGCTTTCTGCATCAACCCTTATACCTTTTTCCCTCATACTTATTAATATCGGCAAAAGTTTTTTCTCTAATTGCCAAATAGTTTCTAAATTTTGTTTATTAATCTCATGTTTAAAACGTTGCCATAAAAGATACGTGAGCCGTGCATCTTGTTCCGCATAATATCCAACATGCTCAGCTGGTAGTTTCCACATTTCCATTTTAGGATCTACCCCGTGCGCTTTAGCAGCCTCTACTAGATCAGTCTCTGCTTTCAACTCACCTAAATAATCTCTAGCCAGCGCGTTTAGTTTATAAGTGTATCTATTCTCATCTATTAAGGCACCTGCAATCATAGTATCTACGATGTCACCTTTTACATCTATACCATAGGCACGCAACCATCCAACATCGTATTGTGCGTTGTGAAATATTTTCGTGCAAGGCAAAGCACACACATCATGCATATATTTCAATACTTGTTCCTTTATTAAATTGCCACCACCAAAATGACCAAAAGGGTAATAAGCTTGATAACCCTCAGTTGCAACAGCAAAACCTATGATCTCACCTTTACCCAAAGCCCAACCTGCACCTAAGCCATCATTAATACCATCATCTCTTGTTTCTAAATCAATAGCTATCTCTTTTGCTTGAGTAAGATCTTTGTACTCAGATGGGCTAGACCAAATGTGCTGTTTAAAATTAAATGTAAGTTGTAAGCTAGTCATCCTTGTAATCTCTTTCTATTATCATGTCTATATAATGTTTTGCTTTCTCGAGATCTTCCTTACCACCCTTGCCTTTGTGTCTACACACGTACTTAATAATGTTGCCTTCAGCAAAAAGTATTTTGTTTTCATTAATAAATTGCGATGGTTGTATTTTAAACACTGTGTAGTATTGACCACCTCGTGTCCATAAATTATTTTTCATGTAAATAATCTCTTTTTATTTCATCTAATAAGTTTAGATAGTTTAATTTGTTTTTGTCTTCTTCAAACTCGATTGTTAGCATCATTCTTATGCCATTATAATTAATAACCATGTGATCTTTTTGGTTGTTAAATATGAATCTACTTCCAGGGTAATATTGTAGCTCTATAAGAGAGTGATTTACATCATTATATTCTCTAAAAAATGTGTGTGATTCGTTTGGTGTCATAATTAGAGAGTTTATACATACACCCCTGTTTGAATCCCTGTGCCAATTGTAAATTGTTTTATCTTCCATTTTTAAAACACCAGCTTTATATTTATGTCTACCATATAGCCAAATATAAAAATCATCTGCAAACAAAATGTTTAAAGGAATTGACGTTGCTGTAAAATTAAAATATTTTACCCAACTTGTGTTAGGATTAAAAACTACATTCTGTAATTCAGGGCTATAAAATTGTCCGACTTTTAATTCTTCAAAATAAGGACTCATCTTTTCTCCTGTAAGTATACTAAGTAATCCATGCCTATTGGATAGTTATATTTATAGTCTGTGGATAAAATATGTAAAGTGTTTTTTGCCCTTGTAACCCCTGTGTAATACACTCTCTTTTCATCAGATTGTTCTTCAACATTTTTATTTTTAAAAGCAGAAGGCCAATTTGTTTTTGAATATATTAATACATTATCAGCTTCACCACCCTTAACAGAATGTATTGTATCAATAACTATTTGTGGTTCAGCGTTCAATTGTTTTTGACCATAACGTTTTAATAGTCTAATAAAATATGTTACTTGTTCCGGTTTAAAATTACGTTGCAATATCTCCCACCAAGGTTTACTTTGATCTTCATCTGGTAAATCCAAACCACACCAGTCTTTTAAACCTTTAAAATCATACTCTTGATAATCAGGCAGGTCACTCCAAAACTTGTCACGTCTGTAACTTAAGTCTTTGAGTTGACGAATGTATTTAAACATTGTTTCAGCTCTTTTTTTGTCAATCTTTTTACCTTTGGAAACTTGCGTCCAAGCTCGTATGGCCGCCCACTGTGAGCTGTCAAACGATCGTGTTCCTTTATTGTCGGCATAGTATAGTCCTGCGTCTTTAGCACTCATTCTAAGTTCATTAACTGTTGTGTTAACTCTACCCAAAATATACCAAGTTCCTGGTAGTTTTCCAACAGGTATTTCGTTAAAACTCAAATATCGTTTAACTACACCATCTTTTTCCAACGCCTCATATTCTTTTTCCACGCTATCCAATATACCCCTTCTTATTATTTGTGAGAAATGATGTATGGCTTCACCAAATCTTCTTGTTTTTCTAAGCACTACTTTACGACCTGGAAAATATTTTGTGAAATATTTAGGGTCAGCTCCGTTCCATCTGTAGATACCTTGATCGTCATCACCAGCAAGATAAATTCGTTTGGCTTTATCTGCCATCTTGTACAACACTGACCATTGTAGTGGTGTAAAGTCTTGAGCTTCATCTAATATTAAAACTTCTAATGGAGGAAAATCAACTTCATCAATAGTTCTCTCTATCATATCGGTAAAATCAATAAAAGATTCTTTCTTGTATCTTTCATAAGTATCAATCTTACGTAAAAATATATCAAGGCTATCTCGTTTGTAAGACTCTTGTTTATAAATGATCCGTGGATCTTGTAGCATGTTTCTCGCTTTGTCATACACTCCTAGTGACCAATCTTTATAAGTAAAATTATCATCAGACAGACGCGCGTCGGATGTTTTAATTATTGTAGCCTGTAAAGCATAATCAAGCATACAGTTTTTTGGATCAAAAACCTCTTCTTCAAAGTACCTACGACAATACTTGTGTAATGTTTTAAATCTTTGAAAGTCATCAAAAGTGTATTGAGTAAACGTCGCAAGAGCTCTGTCCCGTGCTGTATCCACTGCTTTATTTGTAAAAGAGATAAAGGCTATATCTTTAGGATGTACACCTTTGTTAAGGTGTCCCTTCAAGACCTTTTCAATTAAAGTATGTGTCTTACCTGTTCCAGGCGGACCAAATATTTTAATTGTCTTCTTGTATATTCTCCGATGCTTTTGGAGATCTGAATTTATTTGTGTGGTAACTGTCATCCATTTCACTCGTTGTTTCTTTTGGTTTTGTTCTTATCGCTTGATGATTTACAAACTCAGGCATTTCAACAGACCAAATGTTCTTTTCACCTTCGTGATAATCCTTTCTCTTACAGTTTAATAATCTTAATGCATCTGCGGTTGTGTTAAATACCCTAGCTGCATTCTTTTTTAAAAATTTATCTAAAGTTAGTTTTTTAAAATAACATAAATTAGACTTGCTGTCTAAAACCACATACCCATCTTTAAGTTTATTAAACTTATCTTGTTCAATATGTGATTCAAAAAAGTCCTTTAATACAGAATATCTTTCCTCCTCTAAAGTATCAGAGTACATATGTTCGACACTTTCTTCAGCTTGATCAACAATACCCTTCATTAATAATTCAAACGGACTTGGACCTTTTCTTGGTTTAGGTAAAGTCAACCAATAAACTTTGTGTTTGAGAAGTCTTACTCTAAAAGATTTTTCATCCTTCATGTCCTCTGGAGTCACTGTGATATGCTGGCCTTTATAATCAAACATATACCAAATATTTTTTGTATCTTGAATATATTTAACATTGTCGAACTGATCAATAATATCAGGAATAGAATCACCTATACCTAAACTTCTTGTTTTACATAAATCTTTGTTACAGATAGGTTGATATTCCGGGTGTTTTGGTGGACATTGAAAAGTGTAACCACCCTTAGATACAGACTTCGCCAGCGCTATAACCTCAGATGCAGGTAAAGGTTTAGTAAATATTTGATTGTTTCTGTTAATAGCAATTTGTTCAAGTTGCTGCACAGATAGAGACTGATCT